TGTTTGGATTATAATAGCTTTGATTTGTCGTGTGCGTTACCTGTGTTTCGCTCCCCCAACTCGCCCCCGTTTTTTTAATATAATAAATATCTCTATACCCCCCCGTTATAATCACATTATAAATCACGTGAACATTGTCCGAGCTATCTACCGCCGTATTAAAAGCATAAGCACTCCCCGTCGTTCTGCTTGTAATCTCTGCCCCCGACGCCCAACCTCCGCTCTTTGTATAAGTTCTATACCATAGCGCTGATTTATAAGTGCTATCTGTTTTTCTCGTAATTAAATGGACTTTGTCCGTGCTATCTATCACAACATTGCAGTCCGAACCATAACCAGTATATGGACTTGCCACATAAGCGTCCAGCGTTGAAGTCGTCCAATTTACCCCGTCCGTTGAACTCGCAAAATATAAACTTGAATTAGCATAACAAGCATAATAAATCCCCGTGCTATCTCTCGTAAAGTTTCTTGAAGCATAAGCATTATTATCCGCATAATCCATTAAATAACTCGGGTCAATCCTCACAGGAAAGGTCGCCTCTTGAAGCCAAGTATCGTCCACCTCAATTTTATAAAATAATCCCTCCGGCGTGGCCTCAAAAGAAGTCGTCCCATTCTGTCTGTTTCCCAAAGCGTCCACAAATTCCACCGGCAATATTGTAAATGCTGTTGTCGTTCCGTCCGGACTAAAATCTGTATCATAAAACTCCATTCCACTTTCCGTCGTGGTAATTCCTGTAAAAGTGCTTGTCGCATTAAACCAAAATGTTGAAGTTGAATAACTTGGTAAAACAACCTCCCATTTGAAGTTTGAACCGCACTCGTCCCCCATAAGCCCTCCGCTATTACAACCTCCAAAAGAATTAAAATAATATAAATAATCAATTCCGTTATCGTCGTCCTCGTATTTGATCGTTCCCGTTGCACTAATATCAAAATTAGCATTATCTAAACTCCCAATTCCCTTTGGTAAAATGCTAAACTCTTTTCCATATCTCTGTATCTTAACTTCGGGCAAAAAATAAGTTTCTCCCTCCTTTCCAACCGAAATAGTATAACCTCCCAAAGTTTTTGAAGTTAAAATGTTATTCCCCAATGAATAATATGTTTGAACTGCTGGATTTAAACTATATTCCAAACCAACCTGAGCAATAGTCGTTTGCGTCAATCGTGATCCCGACGCAAAAGCCAGCCCTATAATTCCAATTTTAACAAGGCGATTTTTCCAAGTCGCCCTGTCGGCTTTTAACCACCTCCAAGCCCCGAGTATTTTTTCCTTTATTTTTCCAAACATATTATTTAACAGTTGTTTTGAAGTCAATAACAAAATCCACATACGCCGGCGTGCCTGTCGTGTTGCTTGTATCGTATTCCATTCTCTCTCTGCGCGTAAAAGTATTGTTTGATAAACTCGCCGGACTTGTCGTTCCATTTGGATTGCAAAGCATAGCCACCATAGCATTTGTGCCGTCTGAAATTGTGATAGTTGTCGTTCCCACGTCGGTAATACAATACATTTCCAAAACAGTCAAGTCATAAGGCGGAAACCAAAAAGGAAAGTTATCGTCTGCGTCTGCCGGCGCAATAATCAGCAAGCTATATGAACTTGTCGGGCTAATTGCTTTTAATGCCTGACCATTGTGAAATTGCAATTGTCCATCCGTGCTATCCACCCCAATTGATCCGGCCGTATTCCCAACAGAACTTGCCACCGGCAAAATCAATCCCGTGCTATGCGTAGTCGTTCCGTTAAAAGTGCTTGTCCCGTTAACATAAAGATTTGTCGCAACATTTATTCTCGTTGCCTCTACTGAAACCTTATTTGTAGTTGTTGCTCTCGTTCCGTCAAAGAATAATAAAGCGTTTGAAACCCACCCCACGCCGTCGCTGTTCGTTCCTCCCATTCTAATAGGCGTTTCTCCTGTTGCAAAAGCAAACAACGCGCTTCCTAAAAGCCACAATAATAACCACCCCCGCTAATTTTAATGCTTTTAATAATATTTGTTTCATATTTTTATACTTTTGAAGCTCTTTTATAAAATGCGACTGTTAAAACTTCTCCTGTCAAAGGAGCAGTTGTCATCGTAATAGTTTTGCCCGAAATCGTATAATGCGTATTTTCAATCAACATCACTCCATTCAACATCAACATAATTTTTCCAGTCGTAATCTGATAGGCCGTAGTAAAACTGGTATTTGAACCATTAATCGCCCCGCTTGGCGTTTCCATAAAAATATAATCAACCTCGTCCAAGTCCTGACTGTCCAAAACAATAGCCATTTTATAAACCTTGCCCGAGATATTATGATTTTGCGCCGTAGTCCCTCTTTGTCCTCTCGTCAAAGTCAAAGTATCTCCGCTCTTTGCCGTGCATAAAACTTTTTCTACGTTCGGATCGTCTGCCGGATCTTTATAGTCCGTAAAGTTCCACCAAACTAAATAAAAGTTTCCGTCAGTTGCCGGAGCCGGTAATTTCGCGCCCTCGTCCGTCGCCAAAACTATGCTTGTCGCACTTGCGTCATATCCCGTGCTAACCTCTACTTTTGCGAAATTTTTGAATGCTGGTAATGCCATAGTGTTTTTATTCTTGCCCCCTGTTTCCAAGAGGCAAAGTAAAATCGCTATCAGTCAACATCCACCTTGAAAGTGATCTGCAAACTATCGCCTGAAGCTACATTTACAGCAGTAAAGACCTGTCTGCAAAGTAAAACTCCGCTTGAAGCAGCACTCAAAACGCCGGCCTCTGTAACAGCCTTAGTTCCGGTGAAATTGAAAGTAACAACATCTTGCGCAGTATCGTCAGTTACGTCAGTAGTGACACGTGTGCAAGTTGCGCTAGCTCTCTCTCCACCAGCGTCGGTGATTTCTGCTTCCAAAGTAGTGTCAGTCAAAGCAGCAGCAGTTGTCCCCGTTCCAATAGCAATATATGTGAAAGCTGGCACGCTTCCCGCGCCATTGATCCTTGAAGCAACCCCAGCTTTTCCTGCATTTGTTACCATATTTTTTAATTTTGTTTCTCAATTAATTTTTTGTCTGACCATTTTCCTAAAAGCCGTGAAATGACTGGTATGTAAATAAGTTTGGTATGCGGATTTAACCAACCCTTTTCTAACAGAAATTTGCATAATGCATTTTCCTGAAAGATCGGTTTAATATTTCCGTTCTTGTCCTTTAAAACAACTTCGTAATATTCCTTAACTCCGCACTTCCCTTTATTTTCTACCATTGCTTGGCTCATAATTCTAATCCGTTCAATTCGTTAATTGTTTCGCTGGCCTTAGCGTGCAATTCGTCCATTTCTTTATTCTTAACAGCCATTTCAATTTCGGCGTTATAATTGGCAACATACTTTTTCAAGTCCTCTTTGATTTCCTCCGCAGTTGCCGTCAAAGGATAACCAAGTTTTCTAATCTCAATCAATTTTCCGTCCTCCCATAATTCCAATTCAACATCTAAAAATGTTGAGTTGTTTTCTTGGAGAATGGCTTTTGTGATTGATTTTATATTTCCTGTAATCATTGTTTTTGATTATCCTACCCGCGCCCTTGCGAGCGCGGATAAGAAAATTACTTATTAAGCAACCACAATGTCGTTGACATCAGTATCGCGGAGATTGTAGACGTGTGCAGTTACGGACGAGGTAACAGCAGCAACAGCAGTTACTAAAACGGCTCTAATATACTTCTTTGTTGGCTTCAAATCATAAACAGCGTTTCCGCTTGCTGTGATTTGTGTGCAAACCTGCAAATCTGTATAAGTTGATCCGTCGTTGCTTTCCTGAATAGTAACATCCAAAGTTCCACCAGTAGCCACAGTTCCCACATCAATCATAACCAAAACTCTTTCGGCCAATCCGCCAATGTATAACTTTGTTCCATTGAAAGTTCCGGCGCTTCTTGCTGTTGCAGCAGCCAAGGTTACTGATTTTATATTATCTGATAATTTCATATTCTTTTTGTGTATTATTTTTTATCAATAGACCTTTATTAAGAAGCGTCTTTCAAGACAACGAAAGCGCTTTGAATAGCTGGCGCGCCGTCCACTCTCTTGATAAATCTATATGCTGTTTCGTCATAGTTAAATCTGACGTGTGAAGAAACATCAATAGTCAAACCTTTTCTGTCGCCAATGTAATAATATGCAGGATTGCATAAAATTAAATCTCCCTTAGTTCCAACGGCTGGCAATTTATCAGTAACAATAACCGGCTTGCCCATTAAAGTTGAAGGCACTCCCTCCTGATAAGATTGCAAGAAAAGCAAATCGCCCTTAGTTTCGTCAATGGCCGATCCGTTATAAACTCCTGATCTTAATCTCATTAAGTGTTTCATACCCTCCTTTGTGGTAATCCACACAGCGCCGTTTTCTGCCCAAGCTGGCAAATCAGCCCACATATTTTCAACATCGGCAGATTTAATATAGCTGTCAGTAGTTCTAGCTCTCAAAGTAACATTTGGATCGTTAATAATACCCATTGGCTGGCCAGTTCCCGTTCCGCGTAAGAAGCGATAATCTTCTTCATAGGCAATAGCTTTTCCGAACCATTGCACCAAAAAGTTTGCCAAGTTAACAATGCTGTCCTCCAATATTTCGTTTGGAATTTGTGAATAGCCAATCATCTTGTTGGCATTCAACATAATCTTTTTGAAAGTTGGAGAAGTAGAACTTGCAGAAGTTGACTCGTCGCCCCAACTAATTGACACTCCGGCGAATTGGCTTGCTGACTGATCAGCAACCGGCCAAGCAACTTTATCCCTACTCATAGGAACAACAGTAGCGCGAGGCCTAATTACGCTGTCCTCAATAGCGTAGCTTAATATTTCGGCTTTCAATTCCTCAGGAACAAGGAAACCTCCGTCCACATCGCTGTTTTCCGAAAGTCCTTTTCCGATAACAGTTCCTTTTGATTTTACATATTCCTTGAACTGTCCAACCCAATTTTCAACTTCATTTGAAAGTTTAACAAAAGGGTAATTTCTTTTTAACAAAGGATTAGTCTGTAAAACACACTTGTCCTCTTTTGCGCCCAAATTTAATTGAGACGCTTTCAAGTCAATAATGTTTCCAATCTTATCAGACAATTCCTTTTCTAATGCTTCATCAATAACATCTGACATATTTTTATTTTATTTCTTGTTTAATTTTTACTATCTCTTTGTTCAAAACCTTTACTAGCGTTCTTAAAATGCATAATCTATTTGCCTTTTGATCGGCCTTAATATTATCATTTTCTGCGACCTTGCCTTTTGCGATATTCGGTATAACTCCAATAATATCGCTTAATTGTTTTTCCAATGCCTCCACGCGCCTCTCTAATGCCTTTTCCCCCTCTGCTTCCGGCTCTGCTGGCTCTGCTGGCGCTTCTACTGGCGTTTCAACGGCCTCTGCTGGCTTCTCCGGCTCTTTGTCCTCCTTTGCCTCCTCTCCGGCCTCAGCCCCTACCTGCACGGCTTCCTCGCCTACCTTTTCGGCTTCTCCCTCCGGCTTTTCGGCTTCCGGCTCTTTTTCTCCCTCCTGATCCGCTATTTCCCCCTCCAATTCCTTGCTTATAAGATTTAATCCCTTTGCTTTGGCAAATTCCAGCGCTTTTCTGCTTGTGGCCAATGCTCTTGGATCTGCCGGTATTCCCACCCAGCTAATTTCGTATAACTCCTGTTTCGTAATGTTAAATCCGTTCTCTTTATTCGGCGACATTTCCAAAGGAATAAACCCAACCGATAAAGCATTCAAAAATCCATTTTCAAAAAGCGTGCGAAGTTCTTGCGCGAAAGGAGTAGGCGCCCAAGTTCCTTTAACTTGTAATCCTTTATCGTCAACCCAAACTTTGTCCGCTCTTGCAACCGGCGGATTACTTGGATTATGCGACCACAACATCACAGGATTTTTCTTGAAGTTTCCTAACTCCCAGCCCTGTGCGTCAACCACGTCGCCCATTCTATCTTTTTTGCCGGAATTGGCGATAGCTTCAAAGCCCCCCAATTCCTCGTTTTCTTTTAACGCCTTAGCTTCGGCGAAAATAAATCTTTTTGTGTCCATACTTTTATTTTTATGTTTTTTTTGTCCTTGTAAAGTGTGTTAAGTTTTTAAACATTGTCAAAGTTCGCAATCTCCGTGCAACGGCAATTAATAACTTCCTCCGGATCTCCGGCCGGATCGCTCGGAAACCTCAACCCATTGCTGTATCTCTCATTTAATTTAATAACTTCTCCGTCCATTTCCGCGTGGCTCTCTCTTGTTCTTTCGTCCCTAGTTGCAACCCATTCTTTATAATCCACAACTCCGCTCTGTTTCCACGCTTCGTTATGGCTCTCGTTAATGGCCATTGCCGTTTCTGTCCTTGCAATAGTTTCAACTCTTGCCTTATTATCAAAAATATCGTTTAGCTTTTCTGATATTGTGTCTATGCCCTCTCCGTCGTTTATTCCCTCCTTAATAATATTCTTAATCTTGTCCGCCGTTGTGTCGTTAACTTCGTTTGCAAATTTCAATGCTTTGCTATCAATAAATCTGTTTATCGCCGGCGTTAACTTAAACTCTCCTCCCACTAATTGCGACGCGCGCTTTCCGTTTCTCAAAATAATGTCCTTATAAAATGGCAAACTCGTCTGCTTAAAAATCTCCTTTTCAATATCCCAATTAACATCAATTTCAATTTCAACTTTTTTCTTTTTTCCTTTCAAACCCTTTTCCACTAATCTCATTTGCCCTCTAATTCTATCCTCCTGTTTCTGAAAAAGTTTTTTAACTAAAATCTTGAACAATCTTGTGTCGCTTGTTAATCCTTTTTCAAACTCAAACCACCACTTATCTTTTTGATCTTTGCTAAATGGCCGTCTGCTCTCGGCTTTTTTTTTAATATTGTCTATAACTCCTCTCGTCAATTTTTGTATTGTCTTATATCTCCTCTTGCCTTGCAAAAATCTTTTAACTATTTTCTGATTTTGTTTTTTCTCCCAGCCCGCCTTATCAATTTTTAATCTCAATCTTTTCTGATTATCTGCATTTGTATTGTCGGTAGTTTCTCCCGCGTCGCTCAACGGCACAACGCTAAAAGGTATCAATATTTCGTCCCCTCCCTCCACCAAAGGCAAGTTTTCCCTCTCTCTAACTTCATTAATCGTCATCCACCCATTTTGCAATCCGCTCTCATACTCTTTTAAAATCGCCTCTCTGTTCTCCGGAGTCGGATCGTCATAATCTAAAAATAATGTTTCGTCAAAGTCCGGATAAATCAATCTGTTATTTATCTTTTCAATAATTCTCCTGATTTCCGGCTCAACAGTCTGCGACAAGAATATCCACATAGCCGTTTCCGCGTTCGCGCGATTTACGTCGTCCGTTACCGACATAATCGGCTTCGGCACTCCAAACGCGCTGAAAATGTCGTCCCTATTCGCCATTCTCATATTAACAAAGTCCATATCCTTTGCGCTCAAACTCAAACTCTTAATATCTACGTCGCCCTCCACTAATCCAACCTTATGCGCGTTATTCGTCCCCTTGTATTTGTCATTCCACTTGCTAATTATCTCTTGCCTCTCCGCGTCTGATAAGTTCGGACTATTCTTTAACACTATCAAATGATCCGGCATTGCCGAATTGTAAAAAAAGTTTTTATTCCACCTAACTGAAAATACTGCGCTCTTAACTACTTCCATAACCGGCGCAATAGTTGCCAATCCTTTTAATTCGTCTTGCGGATTGTAATATTTAAAATGAATAATATCCTCGTATTTGAAAAACTGCTTAACCCCATTAACCAAATATTCAAAGCCCTCAATAACTTTCCCGTCCTTGCTCATTTTCGCCGTTACCATATCCGGCCTTAAAAGCCACAACTGCTCTACCTGATTTGCTTTGTTTCTTAATTTATACCAATAAGCATTTCCCACTAATTTTAAACAAACCACAGTCGCAAACCTTAAATCATATCCCGAATAATATGGATTTGGCGTTTCCAATAAATCTAAAACCTCACTATCCATAACCTCGTCCGCTTCCATTTCTTGTCCGTATCTCCCCTTGATCTTATAAAGTTTAAAATCCTGCGAGGCCACCGCGCCCGCTATCTTATCAATGCACCCGTGAACCAAGAACGACGCCGAATAAGCGTCAATGTAATCATTGTTTCCATAAACTCCTCCCTCGTAGTTTCCTCCTATTTGCTCGTAGCCCACGTTAAAAAAACTTTTCGCGAATAACTTTTTTAATTTTGAGAAAAATGTATCTGCCATAATTCTAAATAGTAAATCTTGGTCTTATTCTCGCATTATTATTTTGCGTGTCAATTGTGTTAAGTTCTTTTCGCGTTTCCGCGTTCTCACACCTCTCACACCTTTCCCCCACCAACTTCCTAATCGCCCCAACTTTAATCGTGATATGCTCCATATCCTCATACCTTGTCAAATATATCTTTAACATTGCCACCTCCTCTGTTAGCAGATCGTTCTTTATTATTTTTTGTTTGTTTGTTAATGGAGGCATATTTTATCAAATATAAAACTTTGGCTTACGTGTTATAAAAACATCTTTTAATCCAATGCAAAACGCGTCTGATCTGTCGTCGTGCGCTACGCTCGGCAAGCTACAAAGTTCAATCCAAAAATCTCTCTGCTTCAAATCTCCCTTTTTAAAAAATACTTTTCTATTCTCAAACAACGGCACTAAAACCTCATTAAACTTCTGAACTTTGTTGATCGTCGTTTTAACCCCAACTATATTTAAAAAACTATTCCTTTTGGCCACCTGCACTGTATCCGCCTGAAAAACATTATCCTCCACCTGTATTCTCGTCGGCTTCTCCTGTTCTCCCTGTGCAATAATCTGCTTAACCCTCTGCCCGAAGTCAATGCGCGCGTGGAATACGTCCGTAATGTAAATATTCTGCTCGCTATCCACCCCGAATGTAATCTTAGCCGTAAAGTCGCCCTCGTTTTCCTTTTTCCCCGTGCTTAAATCCCACCCCGAATATAAAACGCAATCCGCCGGCAACTCCTCATATTCCTGAAACCACTCCGGCCTGATAATGTCGCCCCTCAATTTAAGCGCCATATTGCGGTATTCCTTATTAAAAAACTTCTCTCCGCTCGCCTCCACAATTCTCGCTCTCTGATCCATAAGCGCCTCCCACGTCCACACCTCCGGACAAAGCAATATCTGTTTCTCCTCGTCCACAATCGCGTCATAGCTTCTGCTAATTCCCTTTCCCTGTATAAAATCAATGCTGTAAATATCGTCCTCCCTTTGCAAAGTTCCAATGATCGTCAAATCCGTGTCCGGTTTAAGCATAGGAATTAACTCCATAGCCAATCTCTCTTTGGCCTTTGTATTCTGCACGTCCGAATAAATGACGTCGCTCTCAATAATGTCATCTAAAATAATATAATCCGGATGTCCTCCTCTCAATGCGCTCTCAAACCCTTGCGTAAATACTCTGATCTTTTCTCCTATCTCAATACTTCCCTTGTTGTTAACGCTTGCCCCCTCTAACAAATGTCTAAAATACGGCAACTCCAAATATCTTTTAACATTATCCAGCTTTTTCTTGGCCAATTCTCCGTTTCCCGTGCAATACAAAATCTCTTTATCCTTTTCAAAAAGCGCTATCTGCAAAACTCTTGCCTCAAAAAAGAACATTGTTTTCAAGTGCAATCTCGGCGCTTTGATATTCCTTACCTTGTAATTAAGCAAAAACTCGTTCCACTCATTGTGCAATTCCCCCAGCTTCCACCCCTCCGTTTCCGGCTTCGCTTGGTATATCTGCTGTTCTATCAGGCTCGGCAGATGTGCTTTGTATAGCGCCCTCTGCGCCTGTTCTTTGCTCGCCGTTGTCAACGGGTTTATCTCCTCCGTCTTTTCCGGTAATTGCTCGCAAGGCATTGATAAATTGTTTTCTATTTTCTGGACTTGCATTTTTTATTAACTCAAACAATGGCTTACTTTTATCCTCCACTCCCACCTCTCCTAATTTTCTATTGAAAACTCCCGCGTCAAACTTAATATTAAATAGCTTCTGCATAAGATCTCCCGCTTGGCCAATGGCTCGTAATTGCTCTGCGCTTGAAATATCCTTGTATTCCTCAATCTCAATCCACTTCCCAAAAGTTGCGCTGTCTTTATTCGTGTCCTTAACTTTCCTTTTTATTTTTCTTTGATTTTGCGTAATAATCCTCCAACACTCTGTAATCAATTCCTGTATGCTGTCCTCCGCTTTGGCCACCTCCTCCACCAAAACTTGCGCGTTTATTCTCTTGGCATTTTCCTCCCTAATCTCCGCAATAAGTTTAAGCGCGTAATTCTGCTCAATGCTATAACCCGTCTGCGTCATTAAGTCCGCCAGCTTCCGGCTACTAATACTCGGCATTCTAACCAAGTATTGCCTGATAACTGCTTTCAATTCCTCTTTTCGTTCCTCTGATACAATCATAGTTTTATAAATATGTTATAATATGCCTTGCCCATCTTTGCCCATTATTTTATAGTAATAACTCTATATGTATTATGGCCGTTCTTGTCCTTGCCCGCAAACTTAACATTGGCGTAAAACTTGCAAGGCGACAACGGACTTCTCACATTATCCCACGCCGACATAAAGTAATCTCTCAAACTCATATTCTTTGTTTTTCGGCTTTTTTCTGCCGTCCCCTGATTAAGCCAAACTCCTGAAACCTCCTCCAAAAATCCCTTGTCAAAATCCTCAATCGTAATTAATGACTTTCCCAATTCAAATATCCTCCCTGTTCTCGTTTCGTTCCTATTCTGAAACCCCTCCTCATTTCCAACCCCGCAACAAATTGCATTATCTCCCAGTCCTCTAAAATCATTGTCCGCGCAATAAAACTCCATTCCGTTTTTATGCACCAAATCCCTAACCCTCTTAATCCACAACTTTTTTATCTCCGGCTTAATTTCGTAATCTGTCGCTGTCTTTTTTCCATAAACCTTGTAAAACTTAATAACATCGTATCCCAACAAATCTGCTAACTTATTTATGGCCACTTTCAACTCCGGCCTCATCATTGCCGGTAATTTCAAATACTCTATCGTCATTGCTTTTGCGCCCAGCTTCCCCATTCTCTCAATAAACTCCTCAATCCCCTTTTCGCAAAACTTTGGAATAAACGGCTGTAATCTAACCACAACTCTGATCCCCTCCTTTGCGCATTTCTCAATAATATCTAACCTCCTCTCTACCGCGATCTCCGGATTTGGCTCAATCTTATTTAGTTCCGGCCTATCCGTAATCAAGCTAACCTGCACGACTTTATATTTGCACCTCTTTAATGTTTCCCAATATTCCCCCTCCACTATTCTGTGATTTTTTGTTGAAACTATAAACGGGTATTCGTATTTTTCAAAAATCTTTAACGCCTGTAATCCGATTTTAAATTCCTCGTCAAAACTCGCAAACGGCTCGCTCTGTCCTCCCCAATGTATCGGCACTCTCCTACTTGTAAAAGCGCATAACTCTTTTTCTTGCGCGTTCTTTGGCTTCCCGCTGATAATCCTTTCCAGCCTCTCCAAGTCCGGCACTCTTTTATCGTCGTTAAAATCACTTCCAAACCTTGCCTTGTTAATCAAACTATTAAAATAACTAAAACAATATCTGCATTGTTGCGGGCAACCCGAATAGCTGTCAAACACAAAAGGAAACGGGCAAAAATAAAATTGACTTGATACTCTCGGACTTGCGTATGTTTTATCTTTTTTCATAACTTTTTTGGTATATTATTGCCTTTATCAGTAATCATATCTCATCTATTATGCTAATTAACTTCTTAATATCTAACTCGGCCTTGCTATTCGTCGCAAAGAATTCTCTAACCCTGTTAAACTCCTCAATAGTTTCCGCATAAAAAGCCACTCCATTTTTCTTGATCGTGGCTTCCGGCCTCTCCATTGGTATTGCTACTCTTTGATTTAATGAAAATGCCTTTTTCAAATTCTCGTCCTCCTCTCCCAAATCCGTGTTGCTGAAAACTAAATCATACTGCTGTATAAAACTTTCCACTTCCTCCTCGTTAAATCCCGTTAATTGCAAGTCGTCCCGTCCCTCTAAATCTTTAACCAACCTTGCCAGCTTCTCGTCGTTCCACCCTCCCACAATTTTATTAAGCGCCAAATTTAATATCTTTTCTTTTGTCTTGTCTAAATCTAAAACGATGCACGGTATCTCCTGCCACTCTAACTCTAACATAGCCCTATATCTCTGATGTCCTCCAATAATAGTTAAATCCTTGTTCACTACCACCGGCTCAACAATTCCAAATTCCCTAATACTATTTTTCAAATTATCCAAGTCAAACTCGTTCATTTCTCTTGGATTATATTCTGCTGGCTTTAACTCTCCGGCCTTAATATTGATTATTTCCATAAGTTTTTAATTTAATTTTTCTAATAAAACTTTAAATATTGTCTTTAAAATATAAAATATTGTTATCTCCCCGCAGGCCGGATGATCCTTTTAGTATTCTCTGTTTTCGTCAATCATTTTTTAATACATTTTTAATTTCTAAAACTCCGTTCTCCAAATTCTTATTTGTGTATCTCAAAACTCGCCACCCATTGATCGTTGCCCAATTATACTTCTCCATATCCGACAAAAAATGCGCCCCCCTATTG